GAAAACTCCCTAGCCCACCTTGCGGCGCTTCTTTCATCAGGGTTTTTCAACCCCTTTGAGTGGTCTTTATGCCAGTGAACGCCGTTTTTAACCGAGCAGTCATAGCCAAGCAAAATAATCCGCTCAGCACCCATAAAATGAGCCAGGAGTATTGCACGCTGACCAGAGTTAAAACTCCCATTCACAGGGCTTTGAAAATATTGAGTATCGAATTGAGCTGTTGCAGAATGAGAGCTTGACCACTTCACAATCCCTTTCGGAATATTTTCATGGTTCTCCTGCCACCACTGGAAGTCCCCGGCATACAAATTTTTGCACTCCGGTATCAGTTCCCATGACGAATTAACCGCTATAATCTCAAAACCTGAGTTAACAACGGACAGGCAGTCTTTACGGGTAAGTGACGGCCCGGAGGCAACACACACAATGCATTTCATTATGATGAAGATAAATTAACGATAATATTCGCATCATCCAGAGTGGGAATTTCATCAATACCAAACTCTACCGATGCTCCATATGTAGAACCATCACGTGAAAGTTTTATGCTCAGAATTTCAATATTATTGGTATCAAGAGCCTGGACGCCTGCATAGTACCTCCCGGCATTTACTTTCGAACCAATCCTTGCCCTTGTTCCACCATCCGTTCCGTTGAAGGACTCCTGAACAGAAGACTTAATCTGAGAAACGATGTCAGATGGCAGGAGATTGCTTTGCATGATGTTTATTTCCACATACATGCTCACTGCGGCTGGCGTTTGCCATGTAATGACATATTCCGGGTACGGATAAACATAATTATCGGTGTCCTGAACGGTGTACTTCGTATTCCCGTTCATATCAGCACCAGGAGGGGCGACGCTGAATATCGCCTTGGCAATACCTTCAGGAGTCCCGCCATACGCTGCCACATAAAATGAATGAGCCAGCAGGGAGTAATTTGTATACCCCTTTGTTATGGCTGAGCTGGTGTAGTTATCAGTGACGTATGCGTCAGTGACACCATCCACACCCAGAACTGCTGCATATATTGCTGCAAGCGTGTTGCTGGCATTTTTAGCAACAGACAGCCTGCGGCGGTATTCAAATGATGCCCGCCCCTCCTCGTCAGACCCAAGAACCCCTGCTGTGGTATTGTTGATTGAAGACCAGCCAGATACAGCTTTATAGATGGTATTCAAAGAACCAATCGGACAGGCAATAGCTCCGGTTGTTTGGTTCTGAAACTGCACACTGGCATTACCATCACTGCCAAATGTAAAGTCGGCCAACGCAGAATAGAGATAACCGGAATCATCCTGAGCCATGCTCCCGGCAGAAACAGTCTGATTGACCACGCCGGTACAGGTGCAGGTAACGATTGTCCCTGTGGCCGCGATCCGGTCCATGAAATATATTTTCCCGATAGCGTCCTGAAAACGACCAGATGAATAATCGGGATTGATGTTATTGACGATAGCTAAAAGCTGGTCATTTTTATCAGCGATGATCGCCGTATCAGATACTGCAATCTGCCCCTGCGGTGTCGTTAACTCAGTGCTCATTGCAGTGCCGAGCGCTGAAGACAAGTCGGACAGTCGGCCAGAGAGAATATCCGCCTCATCCGGAACATCAAGACCGGTCAGGGAAAATGTTACTGACGGTACTGATGTGGTAATTGTAGTGGTAGCCATTCTCGCCCTCACAGGTTAACGGTGGATTCTGTTCCGTTGGTATCAACAGTCACGATTACGCCGGTTGAGGCGCGGGTGCTGTTGTTATTAATCACCGTTGCTGATGCCTGGGCGATATAGGAAAGGCGTAACGCCTCGTTCTCCAGATACGTTTGCACTGCACCAGTTCCGGGATTGAACCCGAGTATTTTTTCGTAATACGGGATACCTGCGGCGGTGTTATAGATGCACTCACCACGGAAGGTGGAGCATGCTGTCGCCACATCCTGAGCGCATGCATAGGGGTTTGTGACGGTTTGCAGATTGCCTTTATCGTCCAGACCGATATCCCATGTGTCGGTGTCCAGTTTTAGTGAAAGTGTTATCATGTGAATTCCAGGCAATAAAAAACCCTCCGTAGAAGGTTTGGGTTAATTGGCCGATAATTCGGCTAATTCGCGGAAAATTCCTCCGATTAAGCAGCTACGCCACTGATGCCAAGCATTTTCGAAAGTTTGGTCAGCCCTTTGGCGGTAACCAGAACCTGCTCCACCACCTTCTCGCTTCCATCAGAGCGCTCAACAGTAGTCACCTTGTGTTCAAGTAGGCCGGATTGGATGCGTTCCTGATAAGCTAGCCATGGCCTCCCGCCAGCGCGGCGGTAAATCCAGTGATTTTCTGACATCATCTTAAACAAAAATTTTGGCTGCACTTGCAAATGCTTAGCCGCGTTAGTGATGCACATGCTCCCGTCAGCTTTGGCGATCCGCTCCAGAGCTTCAACGTCAGGCTGCATTTCCTCGACCTTGTGCTCCAGAGCGATCACTTTCTCGCTATAGGTAAGGAGAGTGCCTCGCAGGAACTCGGGGTCGTTAAGTGCAGCCATTGGATCGAACACTGGTGTGGCGAACTGTTTTTCCAGTTCCTGCCAACGATCAACCAGATTAGCGGTGAACTCTGGTGAGAGCTGGGCAACTACAACGATGCTGTCACGTTTCCCCCGCCCCCCTTCAAACAGGTAAACAGTCGTTGGTCGGCCTGCGGTAGGCTTTTCCACCATTGGTGGTAAAGTAATTGCCCCTGAATCCGCAAGACGTTCTATAGTGCGTTTAACACTGTCATGCCGACTACCAACCAGAGCAGCAATTTCCAGGCTGGACATAGTGACAACTTCGTTCTGTACTGCTAAATTACCTGTAAGCATTAAGTGATTCCTTTTGCTTTGGTCGATGTAAGCCGCCAGCTCCACACTGGCGGTTTTTCTTTATGCGCCATCCCATGCGCCTGTCAGTGGATCCTCTTCATTGTTTCAAAGCTCGGTTTTACTGCGCTAAAGCCCAGTGGCTTAAACCCCAACGTCTCGCAGATACCTGTAGCCATATTATTGAAGTCATTCGACTTGCCCATGAAAGCCACCTCACCACCGAACAGATTATCTTTGATTGTCACAGTAGTGGTGTAACGATAAAGAGGGGAAAGCTCAACCTGGTCTCCCGTCTCCCGATCCAGAATGTCCAGCACCCAGCGGCGAAATTCTTTGGCTACTGGAGTGCGTGCGAACATTGCGATCAGGTGAGCGCCGCGAAGGGAGAACACGCGCACCTTTTTGCGGTAGTTTCCTGTGGTACTCACTTCGAGTACCTGAGACATACCGCTGGTAAACTCGTCGGCGTATTTGTTGTAAATCATGGTTACAGCACGGCTATTGGAATACTCCAACGCTTTCGCCAGGTCGGATGATGTCAGCCATGTGCCAGTGATGTTTGACACTGGAATGAGCGCTTTACCGTGGAAGTTGAGATCTGATTTAGCTACAATGTTCATGCTGGTTTTCTCTGAAGGGTTAACTGGCAAATTAGAGGCCCTGACTGTTCTAGCAGTTGGGGCTTCGTCGTTTCTACTGTGCATTAAAAATCCCTTCTTTTTTAAGGCTGCTCATCAATCGCTGATAAATCTCGGCGTTGATGGACCGCCCATTCATCTCTGCTGCCTTCTTTACAAGATCCATGTCACTCTTTGGCATCCTAACGTTAAACACAGGGAGGGTTCTTGCGCCTTTCATTCTGCACTCCTTAATGGTACCACCGTGGTCTCATTGCCAAGATAATACCACCGTAATAGTATGTCAACAATTAATATTGGGGGGTTTATGGCTCGAGATGATCCACAGTTCAACCTACGAATGTCGCAGAAGCTAAAAGACATGATTACCGAAAGAGCAAAGGAGAATGGCCGCTCACTCAATGCAGAAATTGTTCAGATTCTTGAGGATGCTATAGCGGCTGAGCAATCAGGCTTCCCGGCGGGAGATGCCAGGGAGCTAAGAAGTGTAATCCGTATGCAGAGCGAAATGCTCGACCAGCAGGGAGATAACCTTAAAAAAATGGCAGGTATGTTTGCTGAGTCGCTAAAAAAGGTTTCTGAATTGATAAACGACAAGAAATGAAAAAAGCCCACCTGATCAAAGGGCCATTGCAAAACCGACAAGGAACGTCCCTACAGGGATGAGAAGGAACCAATAATGCTCAATGAAATGGTTAGCTACTTCAAGGAATTCGCTCATAACTGGCCTCTGGTTACGTTATCTAGCAGTTTGTTTACGTTCTTCCTTGGTCTCTATGTCGGCCACAGAACAGCGCTGATTAGGGACAAAAGGAAAGAATTTAACGAAGCGGCTGAACCATGTCTGGCGTATTTCGAACAGGTTATGTACGAATCTCAACACGCACTAAGCTACAGTACCGCCATGCTTCCGATTGATGGTTTGGAGAAAGTAAAAAGAAGATTATCTGCGAAAAATGCCAAGCGATTGAACGCATTAACTGTGGAAATCATCAGCTTTAGAAATAGTGAAGATCCCACCAAGCATAACAGGCTGTCTAAGCTGGCAAAGAAAGCCAGTCGGATACTGCGACTAAGGTAGTGCCAACAAAAAGCCCACCTGAGTGGGCTGTGATATCAATTAACTGTATTAGTCGCGACTTGATCTGACACATGGCCTTGAAAGGTTGAGAGTTACCGGTTTTGATATGGGTGTCGAATCCTTATACAAAACACGAGGTAACTCTCATGCTTCATACTACCAATCCCGTCATAAAACACAAAACCGGTTTGCTCAATCTGGCTGAAGAACTCAGCAACGTATCTAAAGCCTGTAAAATCATGGGTGTCTCCCGTGATACATTTTACCGCTATCGCGAACTGGCTGATGAAGGCGGTGTGGACGCGCTGATTAACCGCAGCCGACGCGCTCCCAATCTCAAAAATCGTACCGACGACGCAACTGAACAGGCTGTTGTTGATTATGCTGTCGCGTTCCCTGCACATGGTCAGCACCGGACCAGCAATGAGCTGCGTAAACAGGGCGTTTTTCTCTCAGGAAGTGGTGTCCGCTCTGTCTGGCTGCGCCACAATCTTGAAAACTTCAAAAAGCGTCTGAAAGCACTGGAAGAAAAAGTGGCTCGTGAGGGTATCGAACTGACTGACAGCCAGATCGCCGCACTGGAACGCAAAGCCAGTGATGACGAGGCCTGTGGCGAAATTGAAACCGCGCATCCGGGTTATCTGGGTTCTCAGGACACGTTTTACGTGGGCAACCTGAAAGGTGTCGGACGTATTTATCAGCAGACGTTCGTTGATACGTACTCGAAGGTTGCGCACTGCAAGCTGTATGTTACTAAAACGCCGATTACAGCGGCAGATCTGTTGAATGATCGCGTGTTGCCATTTTATGCATCTGAGGGCCTGCCAATGCTGAGAATACTGACTGACAGGGGCACAGAGTACTGCGGCAAAGTGGAGCAGCATGATTACCAGCTTTATCTGGCAATAAATGATATCGACCACACGAAAACCAAAGCAATGTCGCCGCAGACAAACGGCATCTGCGAACGGTTCCACAGGACGATATTGCAGGAATTTTATCAGGTAGTGTTCCGCAAGAAACTCTATGGCGAACTCGATACATTACAATCGGATCTTGATGAATGGCTGGCTCACTATAATAATGAGCGAACCCATCAGGGGAAAATGTGCTGTGGCCGGACGCCGATGGAAACATTACTTGATGGAAAACGCATCTGGGCTGAGAAGAATTTAAGCCAGATGTAATCTGACAGATACCTGTATAAATAACCGGTAACTGTCAGATCAGGTCTGAGCTAATACAAATTAACCAATCGCGATGATTTGCTGATGTTTCCTCTCTTCACTTCCTGACCTTGCCGCTCCATAGTAACTTTCCGATATCAGGGATGTACTTATCGGGCTGCTGGGTACATAACTGAGCTGTATAAACTGAACTACCATTTTGCCTGCTGACTATAGAGGCCTCGTCTTTGTTTTCGGAGTAATATGCCAGCATTTTATCTGCGTAAATTTTTGCGTCTTTGCCGTATATAGGCTCGATGGACTCATAAACTCTGTCTGAAATGGCCTGCCTGCTTCCATCAGGCATTAGGGAAGCGTTAGCAGCATATTGGTTAGCCTGGACGATCCCCATGCAAGCCTGCATGAGAGTGATAGTTTCATCGCTCAGGCGCTTTGCTCTCGCTAAAGAGTCGTCCTGCCCCCTCTTTGACAGGTAATCGCTCGCAACATACTGAGCCAGCGGAATATCTGATTTTACTTTGTATGAGTTTTGCTTCTTATCTTGATAAAAAACAGAAAAATCAGCCCATTCATCTTTCTCTGTTTTTTTCATGTGTACCTTGAACTGATTTTGGCATTCGTAGGTTGCAGATGTGAACCTTTCCGCCCCTTCGCCACCAGTTCCAATACCAACATTCTCACAATGAAGTGGTGTGGAACCTAGATAATCGAAGTCAACATTACCCATCCAAATATTTTCATCGTCTGGTGCGCTAATTTTAGCCTTGAAATATCCATTAATCATGGTTAGTTGGGCTGAAATTGTTCCAGCCATAACTACTGGGGATACAGAGATAGCCGCAATAAATAAAATAATTTTTCTCATCATGGTGATGCCTGATTGTGAATTTAATACAGTATCTCACTAATCTAGCGCAAAATAATGCAATTTAAGACGATGGCGAGCTGGTCTTGCTGCCGCCACTTTCAACTCCGCCATGTACGTGAGTAGACAGAGGGATGCCTATAGCTGTTGTCTCACCGGTTGATGTGATACTGCCATCAACTGAAACATCGCCCTTAACGTTTACCGATGGGGCGGTAATATTGACCACATTCGGAGAGACGATATCAATACTACCGTCATTAAATTTCACGTACTGATCAGGATCAGTATTGAGCGAGCCAATACCCGTCAGATAAACAGCGTCTGATACAGAATGCGTCCGTTTTGTGTTTGGTACGCTGTCGGTTTTTGTGGCTTTGACGTTTGTGATATCTCTGTCACATACGGCCATCAGGCCAACATCACCAACAACAGGGTCCATAATTACCGCACTGGAGCCGCGCTGTAAACGAAGGTATGGAACGCCATAAATTGGCTCATTATCTATCTTCGCGTTATCAGTTGTTAGCCCATGCAGCATGCTGATGACTGTCAGGGTATCATCTGTAATCTCTGTCACCCTGACAATGTCAATGAACGAGTACTGACCAATCATGTTTCGTAGAGAAAATGACAGGGCATTACCTTCCGATGACACGTCTAAAGGCCGTTGATTTGGTTTTGTCATTATTGGTTCCCAATGTTCTCAAGCGGGAAAGCCACAACCATGGTTTCCCATGGTCCACCCTCTACGAAGGTGGAAAGATAATGCGTTGTCCCATGCGTAATACGGTATTCACCAGACCCATTCGGAAGCGAGGTTTCAAGCCTGAGTTTGCGACCAACACGGATTGATGATGAGAACATGCACTGAAAATTTATACCGATATCATAAAAAATCGGATAACCAATGAGTCCGTGCTCAGGTGAAACAAACGGAACGATAGCGTCGATCTCAGTCTGGTTCGTGTAAATGTATACAGTTCCTATATCGATATCGGCATAGAAATCATAGTCATTCGCTATCGCCTGTATTTGCTGGATTGCGTTACCCGAATAGTGAGCGTTCTGTGCCTTAACATCGACATCAATGTTAACGAATTTAAGCCCTACTTTATTAGCTATTGCCTGCACGAGGCTGGCAACATCGGTAACACCCTGCACACTTGTAGGCGAGCATGGAATAGTTCTCTCGTAGCCTATTGCATTTGCCATTATCTCAATTGGTGCGTCCGGCATCTGGTTTAAATTTATTCGTGAAGCCGCAATAGTGCCAATGAATACAGTTTCACCATTTGCCTTTACTTTAATCAAATTCTGTTTCTGAAGAATATAGCTCTGAGTCTTAACGGTTAGCTTAGCCATGTAATCTAAAGATAAGCCCCACAGAGACATTTCCAGTGTAGTGCCGGTTGCACCGCCAAATGCAGAAATTGACATCTCGCATTTCATGTTTTTCACGCTGAGAACATTGCCGTTTTTCTGGTCAAATGTCCCACTTTTTAACGTGAATTCGACTTCAAGCTCTCGCCTTTGGTATGTCATGCGATTTCGTCCGCTGTCAGGTAATAAAGTTTGAACCTGTCTCCGAGCTCATCATATGTCGGGTCGTCAGTGCCTTTGGTGTCGACAAAAACCAGATCCCCTGAAAACCCGAGGTAGGGATAACGCACCATGTAATTACAATTCAAACAGATGACACCCTGCATTAAAGGGGAGTCATCAACGTACAGGTCCATGTAAAAACCGGTAGACCGCTGGTGCAATTTAATCGTGCAGTTTTGGTCATCAAGCGTAACGCTGACCTGCTGCGATTTGCTGGACTGTAGAGTTATTTCCTGCATCACATCACCACACTGACGAATTGTGCCACGCCGTTTTTAATCTGCGAGGACACGCTGGTGCTGGCCTTAGACCACGCCTCAGAGGCAGAGTCGGCTGCTGAGTTTATTCCAGAGACTATGCCTGACCCTGTGGTCGCCAACGCATCGGATAATGACGTGTTACCGCTGGTCCACGCGTTTTTAACATCGTCCAGCCCCACGGATTTTGTATATGACTGAGTGACATCAGTGGTGACTGCTGACGCGGATGACGAGGTTTCATTGGTGGTCACCTGGCTTTGCGATGAACTACTGGAAATTGTCACCTCGCCAATGTCCATCACCTGCTGAAATGTCGCATTCACTTTCAGCAGAGTCAGCCCACGGTCGGCACCAACGTAATAATCAAAATGAGCCAGATCGTAGCTTTCATAGATTTGATCTGGCGTTTCGATATTGTAGGTGCTGGCGGTGTTTTTCATTTCCTCCAGAATACTGAGCAGCCCATTACGGCTGAGCGTGGAGAAATTGGTAACGTTGGGAACGGAGCCGCTGTAGGCGCTCCATCCCTCCAGCACGAACACGACGCGCAGTTCATTGGGGCGGCGAACCTTGTTGTATGAGGCGTAGCTACCCTTTTCAATCGGCGAATTAACAATAGACGCCTCACCAACCGGCTCGGCAGAAATCCAACCAGTAGGAGAGAAGACTGTTTGTCCCGCTATTGCCCCGATTAGCGACGGGTCCACGGTGTTATAAGTAATCCCCCAAGATGGGGATATTGCGCTATTGATTAATGAAAAAATGCTGCCTGAATTTATCGCAGACAGCAGCGTTGTTTCATTCAGAGAAAATGACATAACAAACCCTCTCCGGATTATTGCTGACCAGAGTTAAATGCCAGAACCCTGACTCTGTTGTTAGCCTGGCTGACAATATCGGTCGCAAGCCTGCTCACACTCTGTGCGGGTGAGGCGACCGTGACATTGTTAATGTTGTACTGCGGTGCGCTGGGCGCAGACGCTGTCACTGTGGGGTTACTGTCCACAGCCATTCCAGAACCCGGACGCATTCCCGCGAGGACTTTCGGAACATAATTCCTGGTTTCCTCCGGTGCGTTTTCAAGCCCCTTCTTCTTGACGTTACCAATACCCCAGTTATACGCCGCCAGAGCAGACTCAAGGTTGCCGCCAGTCTGACTCAGTAATTGAGACAGATATTTGGCTGCTGCCTCGGAGGATTTCTGCGGATCATTAACCTCGCGACCCTGTAGCCCCATATCTTTTGCCGTGGCAGGCATAAACTGGAACAACCCCTCAGCGCCAACCTTAGATTTTGCCTCGGGGTCACCGCCAGACTCAGTTGCGGCCACACTGCGTAATAGCCCTGTTGGCAGCCCGTACTTAGCCTCAAGCTGACCAAATTCACCGGACATCATGTCAAGCAGAGCCTTCCCTTTGGGCCCGAGTTTTGCAGCTTCAGGGTTAAGCGGGACATTGGGTTGGTAGCTCTGTATTACCGGGCGGACTTCAGCCGCCGACGCCGGAGCAACAAGGCTACTGGCTATTTTTGATAGGAATTCTTTTGTCGTATTCCAATACGATTTCTCATCCTGATCCTTGCGTTTTTCTTCCGGGCTTTTCTCTGTATCTCTTTTTTGGGCATTTACTTTCTGGTTGTTGTACCAACCTCCCGCGCTCCACCTTTGTTTTATCGATTCCCACAATGATGAAGTATTATCTTCCTTAGTTACTGCATCCGAAATATTATTGACCGCCTTAACTCCTATTCCGACTGCTGCGGCAGCGGCAATCCATGGCGGAGGAGTTAGAGCGAACAGACCAGAAAACATTTTCGTTATACCAAAAACCCACGAAGCGACTTTGAGTCCGATTAATATCTCAAGTGCATTTTTCCAGCCTCCAACCGCATCGGCTGCCTTGTTGGCGGCTTTAGCTCCCTCTGATATTGCGTTGAAAAATGTTTCTATAGCATCATGGATTTCTTTGGGGTGTTGACTTACCCAGCGCGAAAGATCTAACAGGTACTTGTTAAACTGCCTTATATACGGAATTAGCCCTGTGAATAATTCATTTTTCAGATTGTCAAAATTCTGACCCAGATCAGTCCATACCCGAGTGAATTCCTGTGATGCTTTTAGCGACTGATCGCTGATTTGAGAAGAATTCGTGTATTTAGTGGCTGAAGATGGCAGTTCTCCGCTACGCAAACCCTGATAAAGCGCGGCATCATTGCCGGTTATCATCTGCCCGATGTACTGCGCCCTGTCTGGGTTTCTCTCTTTCTGTAATGCTTCAGAGAGTTTCCTCATCATTACATCGGTAGAATCCTTGTTTGGATCAAACGTTACGCCTGTGTCGCCATTCAGCATCGCCATGGCTTTATACAGCGGACTGGACGCATCCCCGTTTTTAAACGCAAGAGCAGCATTGCGGAGATTGGTCATCGTCCCGGTAACGCTTTCCGCGCTTGATCCGGCAGCCTGCGCTGCCCTTGACCATCCATCCAGAGCCTGAGCGGACATATTCAGGGCTTTTGACTGTACGGACAAATTCATCAGGTCATTCGTTGTATTCTTAACAAATGATGTGAGTCCGCCAACGGTCAGGCTAACCCCGGCCAAAGCCAGTAATTCAGTTTTGATACTGGAAAAGAAACTAGACGCCCTTTTCCCCTGCGATTCCATATCTTTAGCAGTTTTAGAGGCATCTTCTCGGGCGTTTTTCATGCCCTCCTCTACATCCCCTCGCTGCTTGTCGTAATCGCTGGTATCCAGCCCCAGCGTAATGACCAGAGCATCAATTATTGAAGCCGCCATTGTTTGCTCCCGCCACCGATTTATTATGGTTGTCTACGGTCTGTATCTCTATCAGCCACCACATATCCTGCACGCTGTAGACGGTGTCCAGTTCATGCAATTTTGCATGGCCCCCTGAAATGACAGACGCAATGGTGCGTGGCACATTTTCATACTGTGCCAGTCCGCGAATGGTTTCAGGGAGCTGTGGGGGCAGGTCTAACTTGCGGTGGCGGTCAAGAAAGATACGTGAAGTTTTAACGTCTCGACCTTCAGTCGAAAATACGTGCTGGCTTCTTCAATGTGTGATTCATCCAGCGGTATGACAATCGCCGGGCCAGCAACATACTGCACGCAGGATAACAATTCATCCATCAACGGCTTGGATTCAGCAAATGGCACTTTTGCAAGCGCACCAATGCCAAATTTTGCCAGCGCAATCATGCCGGATGCCATCACTGACTCATAGAGGGCAATAGCCGCCGCGTCGTCGTCATCCGGTTTTTTGGCGGCCAGCGCAGCAGCGACATTCATAATGTTATCCGGCACAGAGACACCAGTTCCCATCATGGCGCAGGCGACACGTATCGCCCACTCTTCCGCCTGCCTGGCTGCCATTTCCGTGATTTTAAATTGTTTGCCTTTGTCACGGCCATTAGCCGTGACGGTAAAGGTTATCTCTTTACGAGCCATTCAAACCTCTTAGCTGGCGCTGTAATCGGAACCAACGATGTCTTCCCACTCGATAAGCCCAGCCATTGGCTGGAGAATACGAGCAGCAGACGGGATGGCCTTCCATGATTTGAAAATGCCGTTTGTCAGCGTGTATTTTCGACCGAGAGATGGTAGGTAAATCGTTCCATTGCAGCGAAACAGCGCTTTTGATGTGCGCTGTGTCTGATACCAGGTATCAATTTTGCCGCGGCTCGGAGAGTCAGGCAGCAGATGGAATGTCCATGGCAGGTCACCAAAAATAAAACCGCCTGTCAGTTTTCCGTCTGCTGAACGCACCGTTTCGGCAATGTCAGTGTCGGCCTGTTCGAAGATGTTTTGTGCCTCAAACTGCTCCAGCTTAAAACCTGACGGGTACAGATTGGTAACGGTCAGATTAATGATGCAGTCCGCACTTGTTAATGAATTAGCCATCACTGTACCTCAATAGAATTCAGCGTGAGTTTCTGGATAAATCCGCCATCCGTGTACCAGAGGTAAACTTCAGGAGTAGTTCGCTCTGTACGCATCGTTGCGGTGAATTCACCGATATAGAAATAGTACCCGTTAGAACTGAGCGCCTCGGTCGGGTCTACGCCGGTTGCGTTTTTGATAGAGATGATCTGATTGTCATCAAGCACAGTGCCTGTACTGATGCCGCCCCACGATTTGAACTGTTCAATCGTAGAAGTCATGCACCCCTCAATGGCAGCACGGCCAGCCGCCGCATACGGCAGGTAAACTTCAGACTGGAACAGCGTGATGATGTCTTTTTGTAGTGTTGCGTTCAGCCATATCTGACCAGCAAATGCATCCAGCCATGAGTAATCGCCAGTGATTGAGCCGGGATACCATTGATTAGTTTTATATGCATTTGCAGAATAAGTGCCGTAGAAATTATATCCGTTGGCTATCAGCGCTGAGTAATCGGAAGAGGAATTAACCATCGACGTCAAACCGTCCAGCACGCGGAATGCCAGAGAGCGACGACCGTTTAACTGATTGAAGTTAAGACTGGCAACAAACCCAATCACAGCAGCAGCATGAGAAGTGTCGCCATACACCGGTACGGTGGCATTGTATTCGCCCTCGATGATGGGATAGGCCAGACAGTCAGTACTGCCACTAACCAGCGCATTACCGCCGTTATCTACCAGCACATAGAAGAATCGGGACGACTGGTCATTAACCCATGATGCAAATGCCGTTGCTTCATCCTGCGTTGGGATAAACGAAGTGGTGAACCCCGCCCAGTTCTGAGAGCCGTCTTTGATGACAGTGAACAAATCACTCACTACTGCGGCGTCAGCACCTTGGGAAATCACCGCGCCGGTGGCAGAGGTCAATTTCAGGTTTTCTGCCAGCGTGCCGGTAGCGTAGGTGATCGTCGATTCCTCACCCGTTGAGTTACTGGTGATGATGAATGATTTGGTGGTGGTGTCCCATGACACCGTTACCTGAACAGAGGAATTCACCGAGTTAATGGCATCCTCAATGGTCGAGGCAGCAGCATCATAACTGGTAGCGCTGGTCAGCGTGATATTGCTGGTTGTTACTGCGATGCTGTTAATAGTCAGCGTCAGAACGCCACTGAAAAGCTTAAGGTTTGCCAGCGTAACAGACTTCATTGAACCTGAGCGCAGGAACGCAGCAATAGCAGTGCTGTTATAGCGACTGAACAGCAGCGAACCCGGTGTGCGGGATGAATTTTTGTAACCCTTAAAATAAATACCAGCCATTGCCGCTTCAGTTGATGTGCCGCCAAAATAGGTGGCCACATCGTCCGAGGTGGTGAAGCTCAGGACAGCCCCTACCGGTGCATACTCATTATCGGTAAGGATTAGCCCGTTCAGGTCGAGCGCCGAACCACTCGCGGCCAACACGCCGGGAATGATTTTAACGATCTGGGAAAGAGGGATTGCCATTAGACTTTCTCCGGTGGGAATTTGGCGTCAACCGAATCGGCCCTGACGCGTGCATTGGTCATAAACTGCTGAGGTACAACGACACTGGTTTTGATTTGCGCGTGAAAATCACACGTCCAGCGGTTTTCCCACTGGTCTTCGCCATTGATCATTGCGGTTTGTTTTGGGTCTGTGCAGAACAACGGGGTAATTAACGGATTGCTACTCTCTGTCGCATAACGTCGAAACCATGTGCACGAATATTCCGAGCGGACGATAGTCGAAATTATGTTGGCAAATTCCTGAGCTGAATTGCCGTAGAAATCCAACTGGCAGCGCCATACCGTTGTCCGGTTATGAGTTTCAGTACTGATGTCGTTATCCGGGTTGAACTGATACGACACCGCATTTGTGGACAGGCCATCCACGCCAAGGGGCGTCATGACGATAAAATCCCCGGTCGGCATAGCTGTCCTGTTTAGCTGAGCCTGACGACAGGATGTTACGGTCACGTGTGCAATTAGAAACGAACGTAGAGAAGTGAATAGCCCATCCATCAACGGAGTGATGGTTGCTGCCATTAGGTTACCTGCCTCTGAATTGCCAGGCTGCACCAGTCTGGCCAGTCCTCTAATACGGTTTTAATCATCCATACCTCATCGCCGATGATCAGCAGGTCTCCGCCGTTATCCGTGATGCGACTGACTGCACTGAAGAAGCCGTTTACGTAAAATTTCTTCTGCGCTCCGGTGATGTTCATCCCATCAAGCTGTTTCAGGTCTGTCCATCCCAGCGGCTGTAATTGCCCGTTTACTGCGGTTGGCTCATAGGACGGCGTGACATTCCCGGCCTCATCTTCCACCTCGCCGGCGAAAACCTTCACCGTGGCATCAATGAACGGGTTAACCTGCCCAATCACGCCAGAGACGATCTGATGTAAATTCATTCCGTCTCCCCGGTTATGATTTCGAAATCAACCGCACGCTGCTCGCTACCTGAATCAACAAGTGTTTGGGTCGGGTTCGCGCGACCTTTGCGCCGTTTGCTGTCAACAGTGGATTGTGCGTTAGGCGGAGGAACGGATTGCTCGATAGAGTCACGAATGTCCTGAACCATAACTGTACCAAGCACGTTAAAGGCCCGCTCTATACCACTGGCGTCCTGAGTCTGACCGGCAACCAGCTTCCCTAATTTCTCGCCCCAATCACTAGATTTCTCTGTGATGGTATTCCTGAAAGCAGGCCTGGCTGGTGCGTGCAAAGTTCCGTATTCATTGGCTGCGGCATAGGGTGCTATTGGCTCGCCAGTGTCTTCGTTAGTTGCTCCCGCCAGAATGCCAACGTTCATTTTTAGCTGAAGATTTTTAGATATCCCAGCCAGAGCCGCCCTTAGCTTGTCGCCACCTGATATCGAAGCCATAAATTATCCCCATGGATGGTGATATTTCATTGCGATATACCGACCACCAACAACATATTTGCGTGTTGCCTGCCAGTACGCCGCGCCGCACGCCGTTGATTTAAACCACGACGCGTTGGTTACATCCGGGACAGCAAACGAAACGCTCACAGAACCCTCTGACGCGCCAGACACAGGGCCAGCCTGCCCATTCCCCCATAGCGCTACGGTGGCAAGATGACAGGTCAGCGCGTAAAGCAGCGTTTTGCGGTTATTAATGCCTTTATCCGGGTCATACGGAACAACGGATGCGTCCGTGTTATCCAGAATGAGGCAGGCGGTATCGAACGCGTTCTGCAACTGCTCAGGCGTGAGGACACCGGCAAACCGGGGGTAAATTGCAAGGAATTCGCCACTGTCAAAAGTGACGATTGCCATTACGCAGCCTCGTTAGCTGGAACTTCTTCGGTTTTAATGGTCTTGTCGTTTTTGATATCGACAGGTTCCAGTCCGTGTTTCACATCAGCGTTATCGGCGGCGTGATCTTCAGCGCTGGCGACATCACTTTCATAAATCAACGTGCCATTCGTGAAATGGGGCATTTTGCCATACTTCGCCAACACTTCATCCCAGTCAGCCTTTGGCACTACGGTTTTACCGAAGCCACAGGTGAGCGTGCCCTTTTCCAGTCCGCGCAGAATAAAATCACTGCCAACCAGGGCAACCTTGCGGTTATTGGAAATATCGAACACGATGCCGTGCGGGTGTTTAAGACGAACGTGAACTGATTCAGACATGTTGGTGTTTCCTTGAGATAAAGAAACAGCCTCTGATGAGGCTGTGGTTTTACGTGGTCGCGCCATAATTTACATCCCGGTCATCTGTGCCGCAGCGGCAGGAACCTGAATAATGCCACCGTAGGTAGTGCCGGTGACTTTCTGAGCGAAAGAGGACAGTGAGGGAACGATGCGCCCCATGCGGAGTTTCTCGCCGAATCCAAGGAATCCAGTTTTATTATTCAGTACTTGAGGAGCCACGATCATCAACGTCTCTGCGGCGGCTGGAGCGTATGCAGCACCCAACTGTGGCAGTGAGACGAATTCCATGTTCGGGAAATACTCCTTCAGCATGGACATTACTGTTACGCCCAACTGAGTAGGCTCAGCCAGCAGAGTGCGCAGACCAGGAGACGATGCCAGTTTCAGTGGTGATTTTTCATCAACCAGACCCTGCAACTGGCTTACCAGTTGTGAGAACAGTTTGATGACATCGTTATAACGAGCGATGGCATCCTTACCAGACCATGCCGTGTTGCCACCAACTGAAATTGGCGTGATTGCGGCAGGAAGGTTCGGATCGTTCAGTACGCCGTAAATTTCTTTACCGGCAACGCCCAGCAGATAGAACTTATTGCTATCAATCTCGATAGTGGTGGCCGCTGCACGCTGTTTAGATGCCGCCAGATTGATTTTGGCCTGAGCCGCCATGTCCTGTTCCAGATCGCCATACTGGATGATGGTCTGGAAGCGGTACTGTTCGCGAGTGTGCCATTCAGAGTTAAACCCTGAAACACCATGCTGTGCATAGTCAGAGTACGGATCGGTATTACCTGTCACCTCATCCGTACGCCATTTACCATAAGGCGTAGTCCAGTCACCCCATTTTTCTTCACTAAACAGCTCACGCGCATTGCGTGGAGCGGTCAGGATTTCAATAACGGTTGGGTCGATGTACGCCAGCAGTTCAGCCGGTACAGTTGAGTTTGGTTGAGTGATAAGTGCGGCATCCTGGACAAGGCGCGGCATGTTGTCCTGGGTGATCCACTCGCGTGCGTTGCGGCCAAAATCGAAGCCGTAGCGCTTAGCTTGTTCGAAAGTAATCTTCATCATTGTCTCCATCCGCACGTGACGATGCCCACCGCGTTGATGCAGTGTCAGTTACGAGCGGATTATTTGTTTAGTTAGGCGGCTGGGGTCCAGTTGGAAATAAAGACCAGACCGTCTTCTTCCCGAACTGCTTTAACTACGAATCCGGTTTCAACGTGGCCGGTAACTGTCGCGCCAGCAGCGGCGTAAACAATGCTGCCATCGGTAGTTGAAGCAAATGCCTTCTGCCCGATGGTTGGCGTTGATGACTGCGAGTATGCAGCATAGAACTCGCCAATTGTCGCAACGGTCAGCGGTGTTTCATCCGGGATAGCCAGGGTCGCACTGGAAGTCAGCGTGAAGTTGTAGTAGTTGATAACGCGTTCTACAAATCCAGCCACAACAGAACCAGACGCACTAACCTGAGTTGACGGGTCGGTACCTTCGAACACGAAATTACCCACATATACGATGCCTTCCGCCAGAGGATTGCTCGGACGATACACGACAGGGTTATGTGAGGCGCGGTCACCGGCGACAGCACCGGAGTAGTACAAACCAACTTGCTTTTGAAGAGCCATTGCATTGCCCCTTAATTAATTTTGATGTTACCGAGACCTGCAAACTGGCCTTCGAATGTATCAGGGGAGGAGTCCATTACAGCGGGGGTGTTGGACGGCTTGTTAGTCGCCAGCATATCAACCATGCCCTTGTAAGAGGACTTCTCGTATTGTGCGATTTTCACGCCCTTCTGTTTTAGTGCGTGACCGTAGATATCTTCAGCACTGTCAAACGCCATGACGTCAACTTCGCCGATCAGGTCACGAACCTTGCGGCCAGCTTCATTCAGCTTGCGGAAATGAGCCTGAGCTTCAGTACGGGCCTGCATTTTGATGGTGTTAGCATCCATCGCCGGCTCATTTGCCCTTTTCGCTGCTTCAGCTTCAGCCGCTTCTTTATCGGCCTTTTCTTTTGCAGCTTTCTCTTCGTCGGTAAGGTCTTCATCACCAGTAGGCTCAGCCAGACAGGCCAGCAATTTAGCCAGCACATCATCAGGCACTTTGCCTTCCAGCAATGCCTTGACGCTTTCTGCTGCATTGTCTTCATCATAGACAGTGTCATCAGGGTCAACAGTGCTGGTTTCTTCCGGCTCAACAACGTCTTCAGCCGATTCAATCAGCTCTGCCAGTTCTTCCGGCTCGATTTCCATGTCCTGAGCAATTTTATTGCCAAACTGACGGACAGCGGCTTTAGCCAGGGTTGAGGGTTTTTTGTATGAACCGACCAGCTTGGTCAGATCAGCGGGAGCAGCATCCATGGTAAGACGCGGCTTTAGGTAAGTAGCCAGCGTTGCACGCGCCGCCACCTGTTTGCGGGTAAGTTGCATTGTTTTTTGCACCTTTATTGGTTTAGACGGCATTGCGTCATGAACATAAACATCGGGACCAGCCCGACCTTCCTTTACAAGCGCTACGTGATTACCCCGGATGTTTCGCATCACGAAGTCGTAAGCAACGCCGTTGAACTCGCCCGGAGTGAAATCCGGCTCGAAGAAATAACCGCAACTGATTTCTCGCAGGAGTTCGCCATCGATAGCTTCAATGGCCGCCTGGTCTGTTACTGTCAGCGCGTTGTCGAGGTAGGGAGGCGACCAAAGCGGCGTAGTGCCGATTGAACCAACCCGCTCTTCTTTCAGTGGTGCATGCGCAGAATCCTGTTTGTGAATAATCAGGAGTGGCATGCCGTTAAACATGTCTTTGGACTTTTCCAGCTCTTCGGCTGAACGATAGCCGTAATAGACCTTGTCAGGATCAAGGCCAAGCTCATCAAAGCCGGGTATTTCACGCCCGTAATATGGCGCTACCTGCTCTTTGGTGAGGTGCGTTTGTGAGACGTGCAGATAGCCGTTTTCATCAATGCGACGACGGGAAGCCTCGTCGAATGCCATTGCGCTGTCACCAGCGTAGCCATTTGAAAATGCGGACTGCTTATCGGCTTGCGCTTTGGTTGGATAAATCTTCCCGTGTGCGCCCCATCGATAGCCCGTCCTGCCGCTCTTTAGTTTTACTTCGATGATTGGCATTTTCTTTTACCTTTCTTCAGGCAATAAAAAAGGCCGCCTGAGCGACCTGTTGTATGGCATACCGGGAAGGAATCGAACCCTCGACATTCGGATTTGGAATCCGACGCTCTGCCTGCTGAGCTACCGATATATATTTATTGAGGCGGCGGAGTTCTGAATCCTTCTACGGATGGAGCACTAAATAGCCCCTCCGCTTCTTCTAGTGTAATTTCTTTGCCCAAAGCCAGAAGTTGGGACTCATCAAAAATTGCCGCCGCAACATCCCCATTCACCACCAGGTATTTACCAATGGCTGGCTTAAGTTCATAAAACTGCTGGACGGTTAGTAATTCTTCAGCCTCCTCACCATCAAGTGATTCGATAGTCAGAATCACCACATCCCCTGGCACGAATAGAATGCTGGTAATTTTCGATGCTGAATAATATCTGGCGAAATAACGGGAGAATTTACTCATGAGTAGTCCTGTTTAAGGTTGCTTTCTCTTATCGCGTAACCGTGCTTTACTTTTTCCATGGTTAGTACAGAACCATCACCACCAAGATACTTTACTTGCCCGTAAGCCTGATTTTTACGTCGCAGCGCCTCTTTTGCCGACACTTTTTTCTTCATGACGTTACCCCTACTCAATTTTTGGCCTGCATTCACACTTACACCCTGGAAGCTCGCCGGGCTGCACGTAACGCTTCAGATGAGAGTCCCAGAATCCAACTGCAAGGTCATATTCCTGCCCGTCAGCCAACACATGAGAGTGTCGATATGACTTGCTGCCGCCAGACCGGTGTTTAACTGTCCCGCGCTTTATTCCAGAACTCATCAGGCGCTGACGCGATATCTCGTTTGACGCCTTATTGTTCTGGTCAGAAGCAATGAACTTCGCTCTGCGCTCAGTAACGCCGTAGCGCTTTTTAAGTTCTTCCTTCAGATACCCAATATCGCGTCCACGACTTACGCTCTCCTGCACCAAGGTGCTGACCTGCGTCAGGTATTGCTCAGGGATGGACTTAATCAGGCTGACCTGCGTCTCGTAGATGCTGTCCAGCGTGTTACGAACTTCGGGGGTGATGCGCATGTTAACCGTCATGCCTTCGGCGCGTAGCTTGTTGCTGACAGAGCGTGAGGCGTAGGCGTCAGACCTGCGGACAAACCATGTCGCAATGTCTTCAGCCTTCTTGTTGAACGTTTCCCGCCAGCGGGCCATGACCGAGAGCAGTTTTTTGTTCATCAGCTTTGCAGGTGACGCATCACCGACAATTTCTGGCATCTGCCTTTTGTACTCAGCAGAGAGCCAGTAATCGACGGAATTGCTCATGTCATCAATCAGCGCTCTGAGCTTCCTCTGGTACTCCTGCTGGAGCCCAACGTTCGGACGCGTCGCCTTCGCTGTTTTCGGTTTCTTCGCCATCTTCAGTTTCCGGTAGGTCGTCAACATCAATGCCGCTGTAACCGCTGTTCGGGTCTTCAGCCAGGCGCTTGCGTGCCTCAGCAGGCGATATCACGCCCTCAGTAATCAATACGGCATCAGTGTCGGCTTTCGTTTTCTGCGTGGTGGCTATTGACGCATCGTCGTCTTCGTTCAGCCCGACAAATTTAAACTTCACAGATTTGTCATAGGTTCCGAGCACGACGATTTGCAGAATATCCAGCATTTTCTGGATGGGCCCGCGCAGGACTTTTTCCTGTTGCGATGACGTGTGGTCATTGTTGTTTTTAATGTCAGCATCACCAGTATTGAACCCTGCCGGTGACAGCCCGAGCGTTTTAACCACGTTGGTGCGGTTAATCATCACCACGAATTCGAGCTGCTGACGGACAATGTCGGTAACACCAGCCATCGGGGTAACGATATTGACGATGTCTTCCATCGTATTGTCGATAGCCAGGACGCCATCATTAGAACGATACGCCGCCATATATTGCAGCCGTGGGTCAAGTGAGCTGGTTGAGCCCGGATTCGTCAGGATGTCCTGCATGTCAGTTTTCAGCACGGTGAGGGAGAACTTCTCCAGCAGTCGGGCCTCAGCCTGACGGGCATCCTGAAAGTGGATGACATAATCGTAAAGTATCTGCGCCTGCGGTAAGCCGAGAAAATTGTATGTTGGCTTCAGAATGACCGGCACATCATTACCACACACGCGGATAAGGCGGCTGGCGTGAACCTGCTTACCGAGCACCCACCACGTTTGAGGCTTGTAGTAAATCGGGCTAAGCGGGTCTGAAGACTCGTAAGTGCCGGGGAAGATGTTAATCGGCTCAATCAGCGTGAAGCGCTTGAAATTCTTCAGCTCTGCTGATTTCTCTGAAATATCCAGCGGTGTTAATAACTGTTCATCTTTAGCACCGGTATCGATAAAAATCAGGCAGCCGCCAAAATAACCATCGAACTCAGCAGCGGTATGGCAGATATCACGAACGCGGTAGTCGATCATCGCGTCCAGCAGCTTTTGCTTCTCGTCAGAGTCTTCGCCGTCACCGTTCTGGTCTACTGCATCAATTTCTATCCACTCGCGTGTCATGTCATCTGCAAGCGTTTCAATACAGGCGCGAATGAGCCCATTCTGCGTTAATGATGACAGGGCAGCGTAACCCATGAAGGATGGGCCAAGTGCCGGAAACTGACCATGTTCAAATGCGTGCTGCAACAGGGTATATGCGCCACCGGTTTCGAGTGCACTGTCCATCGCCAGCACGACGCCTTCCGGAGCGCCCAGCGTTTTTGCGGGCCCGTAGAGAGCTTTAATATCATTGAGCGTGGGAATGTATACCTCTTGCTCAATCTTGTCTCTCAGTGACTGAGAGGTGACCATTTTCTTACGCTCTGGACGTGACGAGGCGCGCCGAGCATTACGACGTTGTGTTTTATTCATAAATTACCGGCGCATTGGAGTGAGGTTTCTGGACTGAGCTTTATTTATGAGGTCTGGGTTCATGTTGAGGCCAGTGCCGCCTGATGCGATTTCGTTGAACGCTCTTGAAAGGCAATCAACCTGATCGTCATGAGAGCCATTGGGGAACATTCGCAGTTCTGAAATTAAAGCATCGTTCCATGGGGCGCGAAGTAACACGACGTTGCCCACGTTAACCTGAGCTGCAAATGGCTCTGCACGCGTCACCTTGTCACCGCTTTCCGTGCTAGATACCACTCGATGACCTGCGAGCATTTGAATGAACGATGCCACCTGCGCTTTACCAGCCTGACCGGGGTCTTGTGGGATGCTTATCTTCACTCGCTTTCCATCTCGGTCAGCGGTGTTCAGTACGGCAGCCCTGACATCATGAGGAAGCCCTTGCAAGCGAACCATGTCAGCAATAATGAATCGGCCATCGGGTAGCTTTCCAATCTTACCCCCGGCCGTATAGTCAGGATCGCGACCAGCCTTAGGAACCGATGCTGCAAAGTCCCATCCGCGGACAAACCGGGTTCCTTCTGGAATGGCGTCAACGACAGGCATTGTGTCTGGCTGGAAGGTGTTACCCTCACCTGCATAGGGCTCTTGCTGATACTGACCGGCAAATACGTAGGGACTGGCTTTCATCATCTGGTGAAGCTTTTCAACCGAGTGCTTTTCCGGCCACAGTGCCTCGCCAGATTCGTCGAGCGCCTTCATTCTGATAACTCGCCACTGCTCACCATTCGCGCCGCCCTCTAACCATCCGGCAATGTCTTTTTCGTGCAGGCGCTGCATGATGACGATGATCGGCGTGTTGGGTGAGTTACAGCGAGATTCGAGCGTGTTCTGGAACCATTCAATGACGCCTTCACGGATAACGTCAGAACGTGCTTCATCGGCCTTGTGGAGATCATCACAGATGATTGCCCCGCCAAAGCCTTCTCTAACTTTACCGGCGCCGTAGCCAGTGATTGTGCCGCCCGTACCAGTTGCGTACATGCAACCGCCTTCAACCGTTCTCCACTCATTTTTAGCCTGAGAATCGTCACGCAGATGAACCTCAGGAAATATTTCCTGATATTCGGATGAGCGGAGTATTTCTCGTATCTCGGCGCTGTTCTTGGTGGCGAGTGTTGATGAGTAGCAGGCGTGGATAAATTCTGAATCTGGGTTCTTACCCATAGTCCAGGCGATGAACATAACGACCGCAAGCTCTGTTTTCGAGTAGCGCGGCGGAATGTTGATGATCAGGCGTTTTTCTTCGCCACGATAAACGCGCATCAACTCATTACACACAATCTTATGATGCTTACCACGCAGCCATTTAAACTTATGGCGTTGCAGAAACATCCATCTCACAAAGAAATAAAAATCGACCCTGGCAAGGTTAATGGCAGCTGTTCTTTCTTTCGCGTCCATTTACACCTCTTCGTTTAATTTCCTTGCTATTTCTTCGAACTCTTTAACGTTGAGATTTGCTGTCTGAATTACCCCGCCATTCGGACCTGAGTGCTCAACTTTCTGCTTATTGGTGTAAGCGTCTCCGCACTCTTTAGCGGCCTGCTCAATCAATGTGGCCGCCAG